GCGCGGCGTATTCATTGAGGTTAGCGGCGTGCATCCAGCCGATCAGCAGGTAGTCTATGACCCGGTGATGCTGCACATAGCGGGCGGTACACGTGCCCCGTTCCTGACCGCTGAATTCGTTCTTTAGTTTGGTTTCCAGCGCGCGCACCCGCTCGGCCAGATCGCCGTCGTAGCGGGTTCTTTCCTCCATGCGGCGGATCGCGTGCAGGATCGTAGTGTGGTCGCGGCCGTTGAGGAACCGGCCGATCATCGGCAGGCTGGCCAGCGTCAAATGCGAGCAGATCAGGCAGAACACATGCCGCGGGCGCACATATTCGGGCGTGCGCCGCTGTCCGCGCAGATCGATCTTGGTGACCTTGTAATAGCGGCAGACGGCGCGCTCGATCAGCCGCATGCGGGTTCGCGTTTGCGAGAGCGCGACTGGTGTTATCGGTAGCGGCGGCGGCGGCGGGGAAGGCTCTGGTAGCGGGGCGGCGATGACCGGCGGCGGTGGTGATTGCCGCACGGCCGGTGCTGACGGCGGTGGAAAGAACTTGTGATGGATTTCACGGTAATGGTCATAAAGTTCGCGCTGGATCGGCGTGGTAAATTGGGCGGCCTCGATCATGATGTTGGCACCCTTCCTTTGACGTAACAGAGCTTGGTATGGGCGGCGCAATATGCCGACCCTTCGACCTTGGCCTGTCCGCAAAACCGGATAGCGAGGCCGTCGCCGTGCGGGTACCGGCAATGCATTTGTTCGAGATCAATCAGCGCAATGGAAAGAAAACCAGTGCCTGCCGCCGGGCTTGGGGGCTGAAGAGCAGGCACTGGCAGCCGAACACGGTTTAGTCTTTCGAACAAAGCCGCGCCCGTTTCGATGCGCTTTCTGGGCGGATGGTTGTTGAGGTGGGTTAACGGTTTTGCCGAACCATGGGCGCCGATGCGATAGGCGCGGCCGATGGTGGCTTCACGGCTAACCCGATAGCCAAGCAACTCGGAAACTTTTCTGGCGATCAGCCCGAAGGAAAGGCCTTCACGCAAGCTGGCTTGAATGACGCCGTCGAGATCGGCGCGGCCTTTCCAGGGACGGCGTGGCCGTTTGGCGATGGCATCCACGATATTTCCCCCAACGTGGAAATCGCGGCACTGAGCGTGCCGTCCGCTACGCGATTACCTATTACTGGTCGCCTCACGTTGCCGCCACAGGGACGGCGGCGCATGTAGTCCTTTGGCCCGCAGAAGGCCGTCCATTGCGTGAAACGTCTCTGGGGGCAATCCGCGTACCCTCCAGTTCGAAACAGCCCTAGGATCGGTTCCCATTAGCTTTGCAACGGCAACAGTGCCGCCCAATCGGTCGATGACATCGCCCGGCGTCTGGATCTGGCTGGAATTCATCACCCGAACAATATTCCACAGTCCGTTACATTTTGCAACCCGACGACTTGACTATTCCACATTGCGTGGTATGTATGGCGCATGATCAAACAAACCCTTGAATTCGCCGCCCAGATCGCCGCCGCCTTCCTGTTCACCGGCATCGTGGTGATCGCCACGGTCGTCGTCTGGTTCCTGCTCGCGGTGGCCGCATGACCATCGAAAGCATTGCCATTTACCTTTCACGGTTTGAGCAAAAATTCATTCCAGAACCGAATAGTGGTTGCTGGCTATGGACTGGCGCGAGAACAACCGGTGGTTATGGAAATTTTCGTTATGAGGGCAGAACAGTTCACGCGCACAGGATTGCGTGGTTTCTTTACAAAGAACGATTTAGTTCCGAAAATATTTTTGTTTGCCACCACTGTGATAATCCGAGTTGCGTAAATCCTGATCATCTTTTTGTTGGGACCGCAGCCGACAATGCTGCGGATATGGTGAAGAAGGAACGACAGAATCGAGCGTACGGCTCAGATAATGCCAACGCTATTTTGAACGAATGTCTCGCCAAGGCAATCCTAGTCGACCCACGCAAGCACCGGGAAATTGCGAGCCACTATTGCATTTCCATGGGCGTCGTTGGTGCCATTAAAACTGGCAGGCGATGGAAATCAGTAACTGCTGGAAAAACGGATAGACGCGGGTTCAAAGGCGAGCGCAACGGTAACGCAGTTTTGTCAAACGATGATGTGATCGCGATCAGGGCGGACAAAAGACGGGCGTCAATCATTGCAGCCGAATATGGGGTGATGCGGCAGCACATTTGGCGAATTAGAACCGGGAAAAATCGGTGACGCCATGATTGAAACCATCAAAATTGTCAGCCGTGAACAATGGCAAAATCTCAGAGCCAAAGATGTGACTGCATCAGTCGAGCCGGCGCTGCACGGTCTGCATCCCTATACATCGGCCTTGCGGCTCTACATCGAAAAGCAGGGCCTGGTCGAGCTGCCACAACAGCCTGACAGTGGTCCTTTGCGCCGTGGCCGTATCCTCGAGAGCGCCGTCGCCGCTGCAGTGGCCGAGCAGAAACCCGACTGGAAACTAACCAAGGCTAATGAATACTGGCGCGATCCTGATCTGCGTCTGGGATGCACGCCTGATTTCTACATCCAGGACGCGCAAAAGCGCCGCGGCATTCTGCAGTGCAAGACGGCAGCGCCTTCCGTTTTCTTGAATGAATGGAACGGCAAGACTTCCCTAGCCGGTCCGCCGATGTGGGTGACGCTGCAGATCACCACGGAAATGATGCTGACGAGTGCGGAGTTCGGCGCCATCGCCGTCCTGGTGGTCGATCCGCACGAGCTGCCCTGCCACATCTTCGAAGTGCCACGCCACGAAGCCGCCGAGAAAAGGATCCGGCAGGCGGTGGTGCAATTCTGGCAGGACATTCGCGATGGCAAGGAACCGGATGCCGATTACGGCATGGACAAGGAATTGATCGCCGCACTGGCACCGCGCGAGTCGGACGCAAAGACTATCGATCTCTCGACCGACAACGAAGTCATTTCCGGGCTGAATGAACGCGCCGATCTCAAACGCACGATCAAGATGGCGACCGAGCGCTGCAGCGAAGTGGAAGCACTCGTGATGGACCGCATGCGCGATGCTGCCGTGGCAACGGTGCCGGAGTTTCGCGTGACTTGGAAATCAGAGCAACGCAAAGGTTACACCGTGCAACCCAGTGAACCGCGCGTGTTGCGCATCAAGGAGATGAAATGAAATACGCATTAACCGCCCTACTGCTTTTGACCGCGCCGGCCATGGCGCAGGCTCAAACATTCGTATCCAAGACTTATCTTGAGTGCATGGAAAAAGCCGGCAATGACTACAAGCAGGGCTGGAAGGATGAATGCCACAAGAATCCCGAAGTCAAAACACGGGATGAATACAATTGTCCTTTGCCTATCCTGGTGGCGCGTGAACTGAATTCGATATTGAAGGGCCGTCGCGATGTCTGTTCACAGGCCCAGAGCGCCGGCGTGTTTTCAAAGGACCGCTAGACTAGAAGGAGGAAATATGACCACCGCCAAAGCCGAAAAACAAAAGCACCCTCTCATCACCTTGCGCGAACACTTCGACGCCCGCGCCGGTGAATTGAAAAATGCATTGCCGGTCCATATTCCACCTGAGCGCTTCATCCGCGTGGTGATGACAGCCGTGCAACTGAACACTGATCTGCTCGCCTGTGAACGGCAGTCGCTTTGGAACGCCTGTCTCAGGGCAGCAAGTGATGGACTTTTGCCGGATGGCCGCGACGGTGCCATCGTCCCGTTCAAGGACAAGGCGCAATGGTTGCCGATGGTCGGCGGACTGCTCAAAAGATTTAGAAATAGCGGACAATTCAAATCAATCGATGTCGATATCGTGCGGGATAATGACGTGTTCCATTATTACAAAGACGAGCATGGACCGCATCTCAATCATGTACCGGGTGATGGCACCGGCAAGCCAGTGAAGGCTTATGCAATTGCCAACACTAAAGACGGCGGCATCATGGTCGAAGTCATGTCGGAAGCCGAGATCAATAAGCGCCGCAATGTCTCCCGCGCAAAAAATTCACCGCTATGGACCGAATGGACCGAGGAAGCTTGGCAAAAGACCGTATTGAGAAATCTAGCCAAGCGCCTGCCGATGTCCTCCGACCTCGATGACCTGATCCGGGCCGACGATGATCTCTATGAATTCAACAAACCAAATAACCCAGCCGCCGACGTGAAGCCGATCACCAACATGCTCGAGGCGCTCGATGCCTTCGGCGGTGATGAGGAAAAAGCACAGCCGGGTGCCGAAATCAGTGACGAACTGGAAAATCAAAAAGCATAAAGGCGATGCACAATGTCAGTCACCAGCCGAATGCAATCTCTAAAAAACGCAATACGGAGGGATGATATGCCCGACATTCCCAAGATCGCAGCGCTGGCCCGCCCGCGCTCGTCACAGGCACAAGCCGCCATCGAGGCCGGCATTGCCGAGTTTGCCGCCGTCAAGGAAGATCGTGACAACGTCCGCGCCGACTATGACCGCGCCATGGAGCTTTGCACGCAGGCCAAGCACACCATTATCGGCCTGCAGAACGAGATCGGCGATCTCAAGAGCCGCTGCACGGGCTATCAATTGGAACGCGACGAGGCAGTGGTGCGCCATGGCAAGCTGCAGGGCCTGTTCGCTTCGGTGCTGGCCCAGTTGCGCGCTTTTGAAATTCCATCGGTGCCGGTCATTCGTCAGACGGTGGCCGAAGATGCCGAAGCGCCAAAAATTACAGCGCCGCCGACGCACAAGCAAATGAGTGCGTTAATCGGTAACCAAATCAAGTCGCCGGCAGTGTGATGCTGTCAATTGACCGCCAGGCGGAAAAAATCATGCGGCGTGATCACCTTATCCGCCAACTCTATCTGCTGATCATTGCGCTCGGCCTGATCATCCTGACGCTGTCCATCATGATTTTGGTATTGACGCAGTCGGCAGCGGCCGCAGCAAACACCGTCTGGTAACGCCAGATGATTTACCTTAGCGGTGTGATCACGAAGTACCGGCATGCTCGTTTAGGTTTCATTATGACACCAGACCAGGCCAACAAGGTGCCGTCCGATGTTTTGGTAGCGGCGGATAATGGGTGCTTCACCAACCCAGTCGGCTATTCGGATGCCCGCTATCTGAAATATCTCAAGCGCATGCCGCATAATCGAACCTTGTTCGCCACCGCACCGGATGTGCTTGGAAGCCACGCGGCAACTGTGGAGCGCTCGGTGCCTATGCTGCGCCAGATCAGGGCAATGGGTCTGAAAGCGGCCTTTGTCGCACAGGATGGGTGGAGCGATGACACAACACCCTGGCACGAGCTGGATGTTATTTTCGTTGGTGGTAGCACTGACTTTAAGTTTAGAGGCGGCCGCGCTGCGGTGGCTGCAGCGAAGCGCCGAAGCAAACTGGCACATATGGGCCGTGTTAATTCTCTGGATCGCCTGCGTGGGGCTGTTGGTATCGGCTGCGATAGCGCTGACGGTACACTCCTGAGATTTGGGCCTGATGCAAATTGGCCGCGCATCAAATGGTGGCTCGATCACTTGGACAATCAATCAGAGATGGCGGTATGACTTACACCGTCAAGGAAATTTATAAGACAATCCAAGGCGAGGGTGCCTTGACGGGCAGGGTGGCCGTATTCTGCCGATTTACAGGTTGCAATCTATGGAATGGCCACGAGCGAGACCGCCAGATGGCGGTATGCAAATTCTGCGATACTGACTTCGTTGGCGGCGACAAATACGAAACCGCAGAACAGCTCGCAGAAACCATCGAAGCAACCTGGGGCTTCTCACATATGCCTAACCGCATGGTGGTATTTACCGGCGGAGAGCCAGCGCTTCAATTTGATGACGCCCTTAAGCAAGAAATGCTCAAGCGGCATTTCTACAGTGCCATCGAAACAAACGGGACCGTTGAATTAAGGGCCGATCCCGATTGGATCTGTATTAGTCCAAAGGCTGGCACAACACTGAAGTTGTCGGACGCAAATGAATTGAAAGTGGTTTTTCCGCAGGACGGCTTAAACCTTGATGACATAAAAGTGTGGGCGGCCATCAAATCCCTGCAACCTATGGACGGCAATAACCGTGCGGTCAATACGCAAATGGCAATTGCTTATTGTTTGGCGCATCCCGAATGGCGTCTAAGTCAACAGACACATAAATGGGCGGGCATTCCATGAAATGTCTTTATGAGGTTGAAGTGCGAGCGCAATGCCCGGTCAACAAGGCGGACACAGATCTGTACGAATTCAAAATATATTCAGGCAATCTGATTAATGTCGAGAAAATCACTGAGTTCTTTGCCAAGAATGCGGGTAAGCATGCCATGTATCAGGAAGAATTAACGCGCAATTGTGCGGTTACTCTGGGGGTAAGAGTGACCAGCACCGGCTGGCATTCAGGCATCAAAGTTACCTGTGATGCGCCATGATGAACAGCGACACAGCATCCTCGCTGATGACCCTCACGATGTGCGCCCTCGTGTTGTTCATACTGGCATTGCTGATGGCAACGCCCGCAGTACCGGCAGCAGTCTGCCTGTCGAAGAAGGAAGCGCGACAACTATGGCCGCGCCAACACATCTACTGGTACTCGAAGGATCGCTGCTGGTCGAACCGCCGAGGTCCGCCGCGCAATCTAAAATTTGATCCGGTATTTTCTCACCATGCAGAAGATAAAATTTTACCCGCACCTAAACTAGAAGCACCGTTGCGAACTGACGAGCCATTGAAGGTCACCGAGGATGGCTGCTGCTGGCCGCCGCTGGAGGATTTGCCGCACGAAGCATTGCGTGAATATGGCCTGCGCATCCTGGCTGAGAGAATGAATGGGAAATGACTGAGTACGGCTTCATTGCCAAGAATATCGGAGAAACCAAGCGCAGGCTCAAACCTTGGTTTGCCATTTCCACTCTGCATTGGACCGCTAAGCACGCGCGAGAAGATTTAATGCGGGGCCTCGATAGGACATGGGCCAATATGCGGCGCGACGGCTGGCGCATTGTTAAGGTCAAAATAAGCGAAGTGAAGTGATGACTGAAAAACTTCTATGGGGTGCCGCCGAAATCGGTCGCTTGATGCCGGACCGCACCAACGAGATGCAAGGAAGGCCAAATGACACGAAAAGAAGCATTACGGCTTAAGAAACAATTTGAACAATTGACAGATAAAATTCAGCGCGAATTGCAGTCCTCTCTAAAGGGGCGTCAAAAGCACGGAAAAGAAGGCCCATTGATAGCCGCTTGGAAAAGCATGACAACAATTCATAAGGTCGAGAAAAAGAGACTTAAGCTTTTAGTCGACGTTTTTTATAGGACGATCGACGAGGCGATGGGCAAAGGGAGAGCAGGATGAACAAAATTTATAAATGCGATTGTTGCAAGAATGAGATCGGCCTTCCAGGTCCATACTTTCTAAAATATCCAGATTGGGACACCGGCGAATTACATTCTGCTACATTTTGCACTTTTACTTGCCTTAAACAATGGAGCATCAAAATGGAAAAAGAGTTGGAAGTGGCCGATGCCGTTAAGAAAGCATGAAAGGCCCAGGTTAGACACCATGACCTCACCAACACAAGCACAGGTAGAGGCGGCGCTAGACGAGGCATTGTATTCTCTTTGCTGCGACGACTACGAAACGCAACAGGAAGTTGCCGCAAGACTTAAACCCCTCACTGCCGCTGCGGGGGTGGGGAGGAATCGTCAACTAGCCGATGCTTATCGAGAGATAGAGCGCCTAAAGGTTGCTCTTGTAGCCACAAGACAAGAACTAACCGATATGACATTGGACCGGAACGCTCATTTTCAACGTGCCGAGCGTGCCGTTGCGATGTTGGATGATAAAGCCGCCCTCGCCGCCGCCGCTGCGGGGGTGGTGGGAGAGTTGCCATCGGTGAATTTCGACAAGCACGGTAAGCCATATAGTTATTGTCCTGAGTGCGGCAGGCAAGATAACTATCTGGATGCCATCACCATAGAACGCTGTGCGCTAGTGGCGGATGGAATGGCCTACGTCGAAACCTGTGCAGACGACACCGCTAATGGTACGGCTAACGCCGCACCGTACCGCAAGGTGGCCACTGCCATCCGTGCATTAAAGGATGAGCCTGATCAAAGCGCAAACCTCATCGTTCCGGTGCGGGAAATATAATCTGAACTTCGTCGTCCGTCTGAATTCCCAAACGCGTCATGAGTCCGGGCGATATATCCGCCACTCTTTTTGTCCAGTCCGCCGGACCCCAGTCGGCAGGGAATGCAAGAAATTCCTTGCCCGTTTTTGGCGCACGAACCAAACATTTCTTTTGCAAAAGCATTTCACGCGGCGTTTGCTCGTAGTCAAATCTCAGCGCGATGTAGTCTTCTTCTGGATCGAGTCGCCGCGCGAGACCTGTCGTGCCCGGCGGCTGTTCCGGCAAAAACAGGTCTGGCTGATCATCGACCTCATAGATGAAAGCGAGTCCTTCTGATGGCGATACGCCAGTGTCCTCCGGTCCGCCAAAATAAGAAACCAAACCTTCCCATTGATACTGCTGCGGTCGCCCCTTGTTGCCGACGCGGGCGATTGCCATGCAGATGGAATCGAAATATTTCCGATATAGATCGCAATCAACTTTGGAATCCACAAAACAGGTCTCGATCAGGATGGCAGGCTCGTCAGTGTTGTTCAAAAAGTAAAGATCAGTACGCTTCTTCGGCCCGCGATTTATCAAGCCGGAAGCGTTGCTGATCGCGTCGACCACGCGCCGCGCTATGTCCTCCTGCGTGAGGAAAAGCACCTCCGTCCCCATGCCAGCGTCGGTTGGAATATACGCATTTAGATGAATGGAGGCGTCGATGTCGCGTTCTTGTGAGTTATGAAAATCCACAATTTTGTGTAAATTCTCATTTTGTGTTGTCGATACGTCATCATGAAATTCAATAACCGTATGACCGAACTTGCGCATATCTTGAGCGACAGCCGCAACTATCTTTCTTGCTTCATCTACTTCGTCCAAGCCCCATGGTTCAGGCCCGGCCGCTCCACGTATTTTCAGACCATGCCCACTCGATAAAACAAGGCGACCCATGCTATCCTCCGTGTGCGCAGCGGCCGAACGGATCAACGCCCGGCCGCCGCTTGACAAAGCAAACCTGAATGAGAGGTTGCCATGCCCAGACCGGATCCTATCTCAGTTGGTCAACGATTTGGCCGATTAATCGCAGTCAAACGCGATAAATCAAACAAACATTCTCGCACAAAATGGATATGTGTTTGTGATTGCGGCAACAATGTATCGGTATTTAATTTCAATTTGAACAGGGATAACACGCGATCTTGCGGCTGTTTGCAGGTTGATCGGGCAATAGACGCACATCTTACGCACGGAGAAAGTCGGCGGCGAAATGGCGATGGGGACTCGCTAGAATATAAAACTTGGTGCGCGATGTGGCAGCGGTGTCTAAATAATAATAACCCGGCCTATTATCGGTACGGCGGTCGCGGCATTACTATTTGCAAACGCTGGCTGAAATTTGAGAACTTTCTAATGGACATGGGCCGCAAGCCAACACCACGACATAGCATTGATAGAATCAATAACGATAAGGGCTATTCACCAAATAACTGCCGATGGGCCACAGTGAAACAACAGGCTAATAATCGGCGCAAGCCTCCGAGCTAATGACGATCCGCATTGTAAATCAGCTCCCTTATCTGATCCGGTTTCTCGCGCACGCACAGCGCATTACTGCCAACACGAATGACCGAGCCGTGACCGTCCTGGCATTCGTGCGACTGGGTGCGGATGATAACCACCGCGCTACTTTCTACCCAGATCGGTTTGCCATCCAACGACGTCAGCAGGATAAGGGCGAGAGCAAGAAAAGCGGGAGGGGCAGCATGCATCAGAAGCCCCTCCCTATCCATATCAGCTATGGGCGCTTTGGTGTGGCACTTCCCGGCGGCGGGAAATATCCCCATCCATAATCCGGGGACCAGCCCCAACCGCCGTTTGCCGGTGGCGGTTTTGGTTCTGTTGGCGTTGTCGGAATCGCTGGCGGCGGCTGCGGCAGCGGCAAGCCGGCGTCGATATAATCACCGATGTCACCCCATATCTCGAGCGGAGGACCTCCACCGGGACCACCCGGCATTGGGCCTCCACCGGGCTTGAGCCCCGTTATCCAAGCGAAGCCGCAAATAGTCGCCGGATAAGGCTTCACACTCTTGTCGCGCGGGTAGACTACGACTTGCATAGAAACTGGAACTTGCGCCATTTTGATCTCCTGTTGTTATGGGTTACTTGACGCGGCTGTTAGTGATCCGGTCAAGGTAGCGGCCCCGCCAGAACCTTGGTTCGTTGCAAAGGTAGTATTGTTGCCAAGAAACATAACCGGCGCGGCGGGAAAATTAACCGGATCGACAGGGTTGCCGAGCGCATCGATGAATTTTCTGCGATCCGTTGTGGAAATAGTAGTACCGGTTAACAGAGATATTCCAGGCGCCAGCCATATATCGGCAAAGTCGCAAATAATCCCGGCACCAGCTCCATCCGCACCGAAAACCAACGATTTGCCGTTTACTACAAGATTGAACGATGCATCCCCATCGTTGGTGGTGGTCGGGGTTTGCAATACATCATCGAGATACAAAACCAATAATTTGCTTCCGGCGGATAGATTGGTTTGCACCGTACCGAGCAGGTGATGCCAGCCGGATGCCAACGTGGCAAACCTCTTTTCAAAAAATGGTGGTGTCGGTCCAAAATCAAATACCAATGTCAGGACATTGCTGACCCAGAACGTTGGCTGAAATGCATTGGCTGCATCGTGCGTTACATAAAAATCGCTGTTGTTTATCGAGACCGTCAGATCCTTGGTCCAAAAACTGAACGAATAAAACGCGTTGTCGGTCGCCGCCAGCGAGGGAATGGTCAGCCAGGCGCTACCATTGAAATGTACTCCCGCGCCAACATAGCCGGCCGGTGCTGCGGCAGATTGCGCTGGATCCTGTGCCGTTATGCCGGGGATCATGGCGGCGGTATCCCGAATTTTATATCCGGCGGATCGTTCTCAAGCTCGCCGCCTGTTGTGCCTAACCAAATCGAGTAATGATAGCGTCTATAGTCCTGGCCACCCGAAGTCACAAACCCTGGTCGTTTCGGCCACGGAATTGTTCTCGTCTTGTTGGGTTCATCGTCCGGCACCGTGAACGACTCCAGACGAATCTCATAAGTCCCGTTGCCAAGCACCGGCACAATGTTGCCGCCCTCGTTGTATGCCAGTACTGCGCTGCAATTGACCGAGGTATTCGGCAAGTCCAGGGTTTCGGCCAGAGATCCGGTATCTGTTGGATCGATACCCTTTTTCCTTAGCGGGAATTCCTCGTCGGCAAGATAGGGCTCGACCAGTCCGCTGGAAAATACATAGACATGAAACCGGAATCCTCCGATATCAGTGACAGCGGTTTGCTGCGTATAGGAGCCGGTCGTCGCCACCGTATAGGTTCCATAATTTATTATTGCCGGCGTTTGCGCTATCGCATTGGCGACCGTGAACATTATTTTCGTCGTGTTGGCCTGCTCTGATGTAGGCAGTTCTGAACTATCCGGGGTCGGTGCCGCCCTAAACAGAAAGGTTCTTTGATAGCCAATAATCGGAACAGAGGCGGAATCATCGTAATACTGGATCAACGGCATATGCGGCGGCGGAATCGACATGTCCGGGCAACCGGCCGGTTGATATAAATTAACACCGGCGGCCGCAATTGGCGGCGACTCGCAGGGACCGAAGATGTGGATGGCTTCTGTCAGTCCTTGCGGTCCCGGTCCGGCCGTCGTTGCTTCGTCCTCGAGCAGGCCGGATTGAAAAACCAGAGTGGCGCCCTGTGAATTGTCTTCATCGAAGGTGATGGTATTGTTGCCATTGGTGGAATGCAAAATGGAAGCAATGCCCGGCACGAATGTATCGACTAAACCAAGCAACTGGCTGCGTATCCAGACTTCATTTGCCGACTGTTCCTGATAGTCGTGCCAAGTCCATTGCACCAAGACGTAGGCGCCACTGGAATAATTGACAATGTTCTGAAATGGATCGAGCCGTACCGGGTTTGCTTCAGTGCCTTCGGCATCGCCACCGATAGTCAAGTCTGGATCGTTGTCGCTGGCTTGCCCGGAAAGATCATCCTCCTGAAATTGTGCGTTGGTGGGATTGACCAGCGTATAGCGCGTTTCCTGGCCGCGGTCAGGAGCATCGATCACCGCCACTTCGTCGATCAATTCACTGTCTATCCAGACGGCGTTGTCGTCCGGGTTGCTCGGGTCCTGGAAATATCTGTAGATGTGCGTCCGCGTATGGTTGGAAAAATGCGGCGGCAACAGATCGTTGCCGGTCCTATTGTCGAGCGTGAGCTGCGTTTCTTGCCCCCGATCGATGGCATCAAGTGCCTTCCAGGTATCGACGCGCTCGACGAATAGCCCTTCGCCGGTATCAGCACGCGGCGGATCGTCGGTCGGCACCCCGTTCTCGTCCACCGGAACCGCATGCACCTGATCGACATGCGCCAGCCGCGTCGAATTCTCGGTATTGTCGAGCGCGTGCTGTGTCTCCTGGTATCGGTCGAGCGGATCGATGAACGATATATTGGTAATAACCGGGACTTTAACCCTGTCGCCGCTCGGCAATAGGATTGTCTTGCGCGCGGTCGTGCGGGAAAATTCCGCCGGCATCAGGTTGTCTCTGGCGCCAGCAACCCAATGATATCCCAGACCTTGCTATCGCCAACCTGCTTCAGTGTAAGCGTACCGCCCATGGCTGCCGTGGTAAACTGGAAACCCCTGACCGGATTGATGGCGCCCGGTGTCGGTGCCTCGACGGTCAGCCCGCCAATGCCCGCGGTGATACCGATGTCGCACTCGTCGCGCAAATGCAGCTCGGTCCAGGGCGGATAATCCACTGCCGGATCGATGCTGACGATGCAGCCTGTGGAACTGGTGAACCGCATGTAGGTATTGGCATCAATGGCGGTGGTCGTATAAGTCGCATCGCTGATGGTCTGCCCCCACACCGGCTCCTTGGGCAGGATCAGCGCATAGAAGTTATGGCCAAGGCCATCGTTGTCGGCGGCATCGAATGATGTATGCGAGGTATGCGCGAAGATGACCAGATAGAGCGAACCGAAATAGGAAACCACGTCGTTGACCGCATAGACGGTCGAGGCCTGCCATTCGCCTTTTGGTATCCATGTGCCTAACGTCGCTGGCGGTATCGTCACCGTCTCCAGCGTAGAATCGCTCATATGGAATGTGATAATATTGCCGCTGATCGTTATGTCATCGATGCCGCGCCCGGCGGTGATGTTGTCTTCGACCGCAGCGATCAGATCGTTCAAATAAGTGAAATTTCCATCCGCCTCGTTCGGCGTCAGGTTCGATCCCTTTACGCTGCGCAGGATGAGCGGCATTGCTATTCCTTATAACGGTGGGTTGCCCTGTTGTGGGTTTGGATTGCCGCCCAGGATATTACCGGGATCGCTAGAGCTGGCTCCTGCCTTCTTCTTCTCTTTCGGCTTCTTGATATAATAATAGGTAATGGTCAGGCTGAAGCTGCCGGAAAATGTTTTTACCTGACCATCCTTGCCGGGGTTGATGATCGTGTTCTTTGCCGCATCGGCGGTGGTCGATGTCGCGGTTGACGTTCCAAGACTGCCGAGCAATGGCGATCGCGGCGGGCCGATTTCGCTGGTCTGGAATGGACGGACGATACCTTCTAGGCCCGACACTCTATTTCCTCATGCTGTTATTGGATCGGCTTCAAGGTCGATCTGCTTCGGTATTTTCAACATGCTGACGTTCGCCGTGTAAGGCGTGTTGAATACGTTGTCGGTGGTCGGCAGCAATTCCAGGTAATAGGACTGACTGGCGAATGTCTGGAAATATTTCGTAACGGATGTGTAGATGAACGGCTCGCGCCGCCCCGGTGGGTCTTCGCCGACCTGTACCGGGTCGGTCAACGTAGTATCGATCCTTTCGGCGACAACCACCTGATCCTTGGTGAGCGGATAGATCAGCCCGCCCGGCGTCACCGAAGGCAATTCATAGGCCACCGTCCCGCCACCAAGCGTGGTGGTGGCGCCGTCCATGACTTGCCAGCCGGTCTCGACCCATCCCGCCGCAACCCATGTCTCTGTCCCGGTTGCCGCCGTTACCGTCCCGTCGCGGCCGATCGCACAGCCGATGGTCACGTTGCCGGTCTGCATCCCCGCAGGACCGTCGCCGCTGATCTCATAGGCGATGATCTTGCCGGTTGCCGAGCCGCCGCCGATGCGGTCATCGAACAGCGTTGCATTCTTGCGGCAAGACAATTCCAAAGCCGCGTCGAATGGAACGTCCCAGGACAGATTCACCGCGCGCGCTCGATAGCGGAGATGCGCACAGGCCACCGAGATCATGTATTCCAGCGACCAGCGTCCGCGATCAGTCTCGAAATAGACGTAACGGCTGGTGTCCGTTTGCGGCGCCACGCCGTCGATCGGGATACCGACATCGGCGCCGTTCAACGGGATCTGCTCTACCACGTCGGCCGGATCCGGCAATGTCACGATCGGCTGCAAGTCGGCGGCAATGGTGAAAAGAACGGTTTCCTCGCGCTTGTTGTTGGCGTTGTAGTCGAGCACCAGCTTGGTATTGACCAGCCAACCGGCGACCAGCGTCTGGTGATATTCGACGTGCAGCGGGATCGCCGCTTTTTCTCCGCTGTCGCTATCAATGGCGGCATAAGGATCGAACGGTTGCCCGGCGCTGTCGTAGGAAATAACGCTTTGCGCCGGAATAACGCCTGCCTGGCGTTGCAGGCCGGAGGTAAAAACAAAGCCACCAACCGGGAATGTGGTCCACGATTGGTGCATGGACATGGTATCGCCAACCGCGTGTTCCTTGGCGCGGTTCTCATAGCTTAAATTATGGCTGGTGGCCGACTGCCCGCCAATGTTGAGCACGTCGATGGCAAAGCCTTCGCGCACGCTCCATCCACCGGATAGCTGCTGTCCGGTTCTCGGCCATGAGGAAACAATCGAGCCTCCGGTCCATGTATCGAATGACCTGGTGCCGAAGTCTATGGTCCCGGTCGCCGCCTGCGCCCAATTGATGTCACCGGTAACCTGCACCGAGGTGAGCGGTGGCTTGCCGAAACTTTGTTGCACGCTGGCATAGGGAACCGCGTCAGGGGCAAATACCAACACGCCATCCTCGCCCTGCAACACGTCGCTGATGCTGACGACAAGATCAGTGCGGCCGATGTGCCACAACGCACTGTAGCCTTCGAGCACGGTGTCAGGATCGGAGCGCTTTTGCTCGTCGATGAATATCGGATCGTAATATGGCCTGATCTTGAGGCTTTCCGCCAATGCCGCCTTCTGCGCATTGAAGTCCAGCGGCTTGGCGACGAATTCCAGCGTCACCACCTCGGCAAACATGTTCGACGGCGAGCCGACCAGCCGGCCAAAGAACAAGGGAACCACGCCGCCGGTGCCGGCACTGTCCCAGGAAAACCACGCCCACACGTTGCGGCCGGGATTGAGCAGACCGATGCGCGGGTTGCGCACATCGAGACTCAGCGTGGCGAAGTCGCCCTCCACCTGCGCGATACGAAAGCGGATGATTTCCTCATCCTCGACGTGATGCTCGGCACCAAACGTGGTCTCGGTTTCGGCCACCCAGGCGAAATAATACGGGCCAGCCGCCGCCGTCATTTCAGATTTCCAGAAAGTTTATAGACCAGCTCGTCAGTGCATCCCATTCCGCCCTGCTGGTAGTCCAGCTATCGACCATCATGCTAAGCGTGACCGTGCCGATGCCGGAACCTTCGATGAAGGTCAGGCTGACGATCTGCCCTTGCCAGATATCGGTCAGCGTCGGCACATCCTGGTCCTCGCAGGTGAGCGTTGCCTTGTATTTGCGAAACTGCGGCGCCGTCAGGTCGAGCAATGCCCCGTTGATCGAGCGCTGCAAACCATCGCTGGCGCTGATCAACTCGAGGTCGAGCGTCAGCCCGCGGATGGCATAGTCGGGGATGGTTATGCCGGTGATGGCGAGCAGTGTGCTGTCGGACATTACCGGACAAACCGCGGCTTGCGCCCGGTCGAGGATATCTGCGCGGCCACCGCGAACCGCTTGATTGCCGCGACGGTATCGTCGCCCGCCGTCATATTGAAAGTATGCCGATCGATGTTGATGGTAACCGGGGTGCCACGAACCTGCCCGCCCGCTGCGAGGTGGTTTCCACCGCTTACCCTTGCCAGCCCGCCCATGGCGAAGCGGTTCATGAAGTCTCTGGGCAATGCCATGGCATTCAATGCACCGAACAGATCGGCGCCATAATGGCGCACGGCACGCGCGTTGATGACGTACTCAAAGTCCGACAACCACGCCATGATCGAGTCTGATGTGGTTGAGCCAGGTCCACGAACATGGCCCCCGGCGGCAAAGGGCGCACCACCGAGCTGACCGCCAAAGCCTCCAGTATCGAAATTTACTTTTATCGGCTGGCTGAACGCAGCCTGCACGCTGGCAAACCATGATTGCGCCAGGCTGGATATCTGAGAAGCGACATCGCCAAGCCATGTGCTCACGTCGAGCTGTTGTGACGTAACACCCTCGTTAAATCCTTTGCCGGCATTGGCGCCGGTTGCTTTGAACTGCTCGGCAAGAGCAGCTTGCGCCTCATCCGGAATTACCAAACCAGTCTTGATTATGTTTTGAATCGGTTCGACAATTGCGGCAGGCGCTTCTTCCTGAAAGAACTTGTTGTCGATGAACCCTTTGCCAAGGTTTGCGGCAATATCTGCACCGGCGTCCTGCACCGGCTTGGGCGGAAACACAAATCCTTTCTTTAAGAATCCTTCGCGGAAAGCATCGGCGGCATCGGCGCCAATCTTGCCCGCCTGCTCTGGTGTTGGCAGAAACGCGGCGCCCGCCAAGCCTGCCTGCTCAAGCGTCGGGCCGACGAAGGCCCGCCCGGTTAAATCGCTGGCCAGCTTACCAATGCCAGGAATCTCGGTAGCCTTTTCAATCCGCCGCAGCAATTCAATAAAGTCTTGGCCTTCCTGAATGGTGTCCTGCAAGCCCTTGCGGATACGCGCCAGCTCGCCGATGACAAAGTCACTGAATGGCTTCCCCGTCAGTTTGCCGAAACCATCGCTAAGTGTAGCCAGAAGCTTGCCAATCTCGTCACTGAATGTCTTGATCGCCTTGAGCTGAAATGCCCGCTCGGCCTCGGGTCCAAACCCGGCAAGTCCCGCCTTGAGTTTTTCGACCGTCACATTGCCTGCTTCGACTTCCTGGAAAAAGGCCTTGGTGCTCAAGCCGGCCGCGCCCATGGCCTGCTTCAGCAATTCAACCGTTCCCACCGGCAACGCTTGCAATGCAGCCTTGGTGATCGGCCCGCCATCTTTGAGAGTGTCGAAGAACGCCTTGGCCGACTTCTGCGCCTCGTCCTGATCCAGCCGGCCGGCGCGCAATATCTTGATAAAATTGGTGTAGGCTTCGGTTATGTCTCTGACGTTGCGCGGCCCGCCGCCAGGCAAGTCCTCGGCGCGCAACGCGACAAATCCCTGTGCCGTCTTGTCAACGTTGGAAAGCGCGGTTTGAAAGGCGACCAATCCAGGCGTCAGTCCGGCGACCGTGCTACCGAATTCCTTGGCGCCGGTAGTCAACGCCGCGAATGCCTGGTCGCCCTTTTCATTGGAACGGAATAGGTCAGCCAATTGGCCGCGTGCCCGCGCAGTCTTTTCTTCCAGACCGGCAAGGCCAACGATCACGGCACCAGTCAGTGCCGCACCAAACCCGACAATAGACGTGCTGGCCAACCGGCCGAGAGCGCCGAAATTTCCTATTTCCAGACCTGCCTCGTGGATGACCGGCTTCAGCGCTTTGAACACTGTGCTCAGCTTCAGCGTGCTTTCTGAGGTCTTGTCCATCTCCAGCCCGGCGCTTTTTGCGCCTTGCACCAGCTTGTCGAAACCCCCACCGCTGCTGCCTGCTTGCCCAAGATCTGAAAATTGTTTGAGGCTTTTTTCTCCAGCGACGTTGATACGGGCAAGCTGCGCTTCAACCTGTTCGACGCCTTCCAGTGTAATGAGTTCTTTGATCGCCATTATTTACGGCCCTCATAAGCCTCTAGGCGTTTCCGGTATAAGGCATCCAGCTCATCCGATGCGTCTTGCACCGCACCTGCCACGTCGAATTTCTTCGGGATGTTCACCGATGACACCGCCACAAATAATGGAATGGTAGTGGTCACACGCCTGCGTTCGCCAAATGCGCCCTTGAGGAATGTCTGCCGCAGCCGCCGCCTGGTTGGCTTGCCGCCCCGTTCCACCACCGCGCCAAGCATGGGCAAGCCGCCCGCGCGCCGCATGGTCACCAATGGGCCAACGATGCGGACATACTGCGCCGGCGTCATGTGCTCACGATCCTTGTAGGGCGGCACATTCGGCAGCGGCAACCAAAGGAATGGCGAACCGGTTATGGTCTTACCGGTCTCAAACACGTCGGCATAATTGATGGTGCTGTGAATGTAAGCCGCCGGATTAAGCACATAACCCGAGGCCGGCCTGTTGATCACCCGCAATGTGCGCTGAAACTTGGCGCTAAATCCTGCCTGAGCAATCGCCGCGCGACCTTTACTTACGGCTTCCTTGCCCACATCGCGCATGGCCTGCGTTGCCGCCTTGGCCATGATCTTCTCGTATTGATTAGTCGCCTTCAGCCATTGCCCGGCATCAGCCTTGGTGACAATCCTCACGACTTCATCCGCTCGAAGCGTTTCTTTGCAAGGCTCATATAACCGGCGAGCTGCCGTGGCGTCATGTGCCAGATTGCTTCAAGGGAATGTCCGCACTCTCCGGTGAGGAATTCGATGGTGTCGGCAAAACCTTGAAGCGTATCTTGCGCGGTGGTGGTGCTGCGAATTTTTCCATGAGCGCCGCCCACTGTGCCACGAAAGGGCCGAGGCCATCGGGCATGGTCTTCTCCACTATTTTGGTGAGCGCCTTCAATTGCTCGGCCGCCGACATCATTGCAGCACGCTTCTCAGCTTCTTCATCACCGGGATGACCGAGGCCGGCTGCAAGCACCGGACCAATGGCAGGGCCTGCCACTTCCATGATGCCAACCAATGTCAGTGCTCCGTCCTTCTGCATGCGATCCTGCAAGGCCTTCATCAGATCTGGAAAGCGCGGGATCAGATGCCCGAAGCCTTCCATCGATATGCCATGCACAGTAATTTTCTTGCCGCCGATCGTCACCGTGTCTGGCGCCGGATTGATCGAGAGAAAGTCACTCATGCCGTCAGGCCCTCATGCAACGCCCGCTCGGTGAAGTGTCCCAGGCCATGCACCGGATGCGCCTGGATTTTTCCCTGCAGCGGGACAGTATTCCAATCATCGTTATTGCGGATGAGGAAAAGTGCAGAAGTGGGCGAGAGGTTCACATAGCCGATCCAATCCACCTGCGGCCCTTCGACGTTATCGCCGTTGATTTCCAGCACGCCGTTAAAGTTCAGCCTAGTGAGCGCCATGATATCCCAACCGGCGCCGCCGGTATTGTCGGTGACAGTGCCGAGGGAAAACATGCCGAGGGCAATCTGCGTGATCTCGTCAAGTGTGAAGTTCACCGTGCCCGATGCCAGCGTGACAATAGTTTTGTCAATCAGCCGTGAGCCGCCATAGGTGCGGGTATGGTCCTTGGTGGTGATGCTGGGAGTGATCGAGAATTCAACGCAGTTGCCAAGATTGACGCGGCCGGCCGTTAGGGCGTGGTCATCCGTGAAGTAGACTTTTCCGGTGGGTATTTGGTAATTCGTGATCGATGGGATCGTGCCAGGACTTACGGGCATTGATGTTTCTCCTTGTCAGAGTTCGCTGGGGATGAAGGGATAGGCAACAGTAAAAAACACATTCAGATCGACTTGCGATGAGCGACCCTCGTGCAATGAATTGGTGTGATTGAGGTAACGCGCCCCACGCCGGTCGCGCCGCCTTCCCGAAGCCGTGCCCGAACACAGCAGTTCTATTTCGCTATCGAACAGGACCGCCTTCTGTACCTTGGCCAACCATTCGTTGGTTACAGTTCCAATGTTCTCTGGCACATCGCCCAACGACACCACGATAACCGGCGTCATCAATGCGATATTAGGCGCGCTGCCGGTCGCATTCGAGTTGTCAACAGTATCCTCGTCGCCATCGAATAGGATAGCCGCCGGCAATTTGGTATCGGCCACGCGGTCAAGATTGCGCGCCGATGTCTCCACCCCGGAGATATTCCCGATCACGACAGCCAGACGGGCCAAGATCAACTCGCGGCGACTGCTCATGCTTCAAACAGCAGGATCAGCATGATTTCGCCATCGGCCTCGCCGCCGGGTGACGGCATCGGCTGATAGGTTTTTATCCGCCACGTCTGCCCGTTAAGAGTGATCTGACCTTCCGGCAGATCCGCCACCGGGATTCCGATTTGCTCCAACTCCCGCGCCCTGACCCGCGCCACGGGTCGGACGGTTTCGATCTGCGTTCGAGGATCGGGAATGCTGATGCCGCTGGTTCTATCCACGGCAGTGACGGTTGCGGATTGTCCACCGGCGGATGCAAGGGTGGCCGCGACCCCGAGGGTATTATAGATCGGGTCATAGTGCGTCTGCCAATCGATCATGGTGGGTTCGCCGGATTAGCAACAATCGTGAACTTGATGTCCTCAGCGCCGGGCGGATTGGCGGCACGCAATGAGGCGAATGCCGCACCCGGTTTTGTGTCGGCAGTATCGAAGTCGGCTTTCCATTTTCCATCGGTTTGCATCAGCATATCGATTGGCTCGTCGGTCGAGGTGATGCCGTTCGGGTGCGGATAGTTCAGATAGAGCTTGATCGATGATGGCGTCACCGGGTTGCCATCGTCGTCCTTCGGCGTTGACGTGAATACCAAGAGCTGCCCGCGAAAGACTTTGGTGGTCATCAGTGGCACCCCATTTCCGCATCCAGCATGGCGCTATCGATCTCGACGTTCAGGGCATCGGCGGCCAGGATTGTATTTAATTCGCCCGCGGTTATCAGCGTATTGAGTTCATTGGTAGATAGGGCCGTATTCAATCCGCCTTCTGTCATTGTCGCATTCAGATGACAGATCGTAATCGGCAGCACATAGCCGTCGGTCGTTTTTACAACAACAGGAGCGACTGCACTAAGAGCAAGCGATCCGGCCGGGACGGTGAGCGTGGTTCCGATACTGCGCCGGGGTATATTACCAGTGAGCGAGAGCGATGCAGTCGCCGGCCGCAATTGTCCGCCGAGCTGGACGTTCGGTATTTGCCCCGATAGCGCCAACGAGCCTGCCGCCGCGATATCGCGGTAGTTGCGCAGCAGGATTGGCGTGCCGCCGGACAGCGCCAACACCGCGCTTGCCGGCATGAACGCAACACCAACATCGCGGCTTGGTGTTTGCCCACTTAAGACTAGCGCCGCTGCCGCCGGCGTTAGCCGTATGTCGGTTTTTGCAACCGGCGCATTGCCGGTCAGTGTTAATGCGCCCGCAGTCGGTTGCTTTGTTACGACCCCGCCGACACTCGGGGCATTGCCCGTTAACGTCAGGCTGGCAACCGATGGAACGAGGTAATAGCCACCCGTGATGGTGGATATCGTTCCACTTAGCGTTAGTGCGCCAGCCGCCGCGACCAGCGGCATATTTTGCACGACTGAAGGAGCAACGCCCGTAAGCGCCAGAGCACCCGCCGCAGGTGCAACCTGGAATGTCGTCTTCAGCGAAGGTGCGAGGGCCGATAATGTGAGGCTTGCGGTGTTCGGATAAAGCGCACCGCTTAGCAACACGTTCGGCATTTCGCGGGTGAGCGTTAGTGCTCCCGCCGCCGGTACGAAAATGTAACTGAACGTCAGGACCGGTATGTTGCCGGATAGCGTCAGCGCTCCCGCCGCTGGCGTCTTGAAAAGGCTTTGACTTAGGCTCGGCGCAACGCCGGTTAGTGTCAGTGACCCAACAACAGGTGTCGCAATGACGTTTTGAACGAGCGCCGAAACCGTACCGCTCAGCGTCAATGACGCAACGGTCGGAACTTGGCCAATATTCTGAACGCTGGTCGGTGTTTGTCCACTCAGGCTGAGCGAGCCAACCGTCGGGATTTTGTTGTTATTGACGGCCGCGACCGGCGTCTGGCCGCTCAGCGTTAGCGCACCGACCGTCGGAATGCAGATGACATTGCGAGCGCTGGTCGGGGTTTGCCCGCTTAACGTCAAAGAGCCGGCGGCAGGAACAAAGATAACGCCGCCGATGACCGCAGTAATGCGCGGTGTTACATCATATCCACCGGCAAGCGGACTGCCGCCCGCATAAACCCTGAAGTCGAGGGTGTCATTATTCGCCAGATTGGCGTTGTCGAGAACGACACCGAATTCCACCTCGGTGTACGATAGGCCCGGTATGTTGATCGCGCCGGTCTCGCCGGTCTCGTCGTATTGGCCGATGAAGAATTTGAATGACGGAGCGGCCGAAGTAAGAGCAAGCGACGCGGCCGCAGGAGAAAACGCAAGTCCAACCGTCGCCGTAGAAACCGTGCCGGATAAATTCAGACTGGCGGCGGACGGTGTTAGCGAAATACTCTGTTTCAGTGCCGGTATCGTGCCGCTGAGCGTCAGCGATCCAACGGTCGGGACTATTGCGCTGTCCTGAACCCTGCTCGGCGCAGCCGATGATAACGCAAGCGTGGCAACGGACGGAACAATCGAGAATGCTAGGCTTATGCTCGGCGCATTGCCTGATAGCGCGAGAGCAGCAAAGGCCGGTGTCTTAATCGAGCCCTGCAACAATGCCGGAGCGGCGGACGACAGCGCAAGGCTGGCGACTGCCGGTAATGCGGCGGCAATTAGTTCCGGCGTTACGTCATAGGATATCGCAACGCCGTTGGCATAAATCTGAAAATCCAGCCGGTCTCCAACCGCCAGATTTGCGTAATCGAGAACAACACCGAATTCGACCTCAGTATAAGATGGCGCCGGCGCCAGGGTGATGCTGTCGGTCTCGCCGGTCTCGTCGTATTGCCCGGCGACAAACGTAACTTTCGCCGCCGTATCATCAGATAATGCAAGAGCAGCGCTCGCCGGACTTGCCGGAATATCGATCGGGATTAAATTGGGCTGTTGCGCCCAAAACCCTATGCCTCTACCGGGTCCTCCCGCATGCGGGCCAAGAGTCTTTGGCATGTCATGCTAGTTCAGCGATCGCCACATATGAAATTTTGGAATGACTGATGGCGCGACGGAGAAAGTAATACCAATCCAAAGCGCCGATGCGACTGTCGTGTCCACCGAAGCCGTTGCTGTCCCGGCAACGTTGACTGTCGTCTGGCTCGCCGCTGTGGCGACCGCTCCGCCAGATACCCATTGTCCGCAGCCATAAACCACTGAGTTCGCCCCGGCGAGGCCAAGCGAGCGGATGGTGAGAAGATAGCGAAAGAAGAATGGAGCAGTCGTGATCGAAGGAACGTAGTTTTGTGTTGGCGAAACGCCAATACTCACGCCGCCGATCACCGTCCCATAGCGGGGAGTGATAATCAATGTTCCGGCTGTGCCGGTGGTGACTGTGCCAGCCACGATCAGCTCATAGACTTTCCCCGCCCTCGGCTCCATGGCATTGATCGGCGTGTAAACAGTCGGGATGAGAACGGTTTCAGTTATGGCGGTTATGGTGGCGAAGTCCGCATTGATCGGTTCGGTAAGGGTATCATCGAAGTATTGCCTTGACATGAGGAGATCCCTCTGAAGTGGGTCAGGCGCCTGCGGTCAGGCGTGGAATGGTGATGATCGTGTTATCGACATCCGATCCGGCGTCGGTGGATTTAACGCCGTTGGTTGACGTCGTAGTAACCGGCGCATAGGCGCCGCCGTTCTTCGACATATATAGCTCGAACAATGTCGCGCCGCTCGCTGCTGCGTCAGTATTGGCGATGCTGAAGCGGATGCGGAATGTTGCCGTGCCTGGATTGAATGCCATTTAATTCGTGTCCTCCGCCGCACCCCATGTCGGCGTTGCATCAACGGCGCCAGTGTCGGTACGAAAACGGAAGTGGCGTTGGCGTAATGGGGGCGGCGACAAAAATGCTAGAGGCAATTCATATTCTGCCGGGATCAGAAACGAATACGGCTCGCGATGCAGTCGTGCCCATTCATCCGCAGCCAACGCACGATTCCAGAAATAGGCAGCAGTCGTAATTGAATTACTATACCGAGTTGGTGTAGGTGAATAAGTATTGATTCCGACCGAGGATGTTGCCGAACTTATTGGACCGGATGCACCAAAAGCAAAAGCTGAACCGGACGCAACGCCATTGCTATACATCTGGCATAGTGCCGATGCGCTCACGGTGAAACTGCATCCAAAGCTATTGATGACTGATGTCGTGATGATTGGACCCGGACTAACTTCAGTGAAGACGCCCCCGGTATTCCAAAGCGCACGCACCGTTAGCGGGTTTGATGCTACGCCAATTGATGCGACAACATATGGCGATGCCTCAGGAATTGCATAAGACACCCCAGCAAAGTCAGTCGTGGCAATTGGAGCGCCGATGACATAGGCCCGCCAGTAAATAGAAAATTGTGTCCACGACTTGAATGCCGGCGTTGCCGTTGCGGTCATGCCACTGTTCGCTGCGACCGATTGCAGCCCCGGTCCTTCCTCCATCGAAGAAATAGTAGCGGCCGACAATGGAGTAAGATTAGGACCCATGCCGGTGATATCGGTCCCGCGCATGACGCCGGGCAGATAACAGCCAATAAGGCCGTTGGTAAGCGAATGACTCCAATCAATAGTAAGGTTCCCGCCCGGAATCCGTAACGGTCCGGGATTGAGAATGTTTGAGAACGGGCGAAGAATAGAGGCCATTAGGCAATGGCCCGATTATAGCTGCGATATTTTAACAGGTTGCCGCTCGATGCAAGCGCCACTCCGGCCGAATTCCAAAGCACCGGCTTCCAGGTGCCGGGCGGCATGATGACTCGTGTTAGCGTTCCCGTCTGTGCCTGTGTTGCCGCTACGATGCCGATGCTGCCAACGGAATAATTCGATGGTGGTGGTCCCGCGGCGGATGAGCCGAAACGCGAATCTCCATAACTCGAAGCATCATCGTTTAGGGGATAAAGATAAATTCCTATAAAGTTGGGAGCAACGAACACCGCACTCGCCAGCACCAGTGAGAAGTCGCAGAAAATATCCAGCGCGGTCTGGTTGGTTACCGCCGCGCCGCCCAAGATCGCGTTACCTGATGCAATGGAATTTAATTCCGTGGACATCAGCGTGGTCCAGGTAAAGCCTACGCCAGAGCCAGCGATCCATTTTTCTGTTGCCATCAGACTAGCCCCGCGTTCGCCGCGTCCGAGGTTGAAAGGTTGCCGGGTCCATCTGTGCCGTGGCTCGGATAGCCGTTGGTAAAACACCAATCGACATTGCCCGGAGTGTCAAATTGTGTTGTCAGTGCGATAAGATTATTCCGCGTCTGTGATCCGGCGCCAAACGTTGATAGCAATGTCGTGCGTGTTGCCGTGCCGACCGATCCGTCAGTCGTGCCAAGCATGAAGATGTCGCGCACGTTCTGCCGCTGCACATCGGTCAGTGCTGCCCATTCCGACGCGACTAAACAGTTATACAGCTTGTAGGTTGGGATCAGCATCGGCTGCGCCGCAGGCGCGACCTTCCATCCATTGACGGTCGTCACCTTCTGCGACGTGCTCCAAGCCGGATTAAGTCCGGTGCCGACAACGCCGGGCGGCGGCTGCGTCGGATTATTCCATGCCGCTATGAGCGTGTCATAATAAGCCATTCACCCAACTCCGAATGTAGCCGTCGGTGGCGATATCACCATCGGTGCATCAGGCTTCGGTTTGACGCGCAGTTTGGGCGGCTCGGTCTTGATGCAAAGCGCAGCCTCATCGTGCACAACCTCACGGCCTTGTGCCGATTGTTTTTCTTGCATGGTCAGCCTGCCAAATTGAAGATGCCCGTCGCCGCCGGCGTGATCGTCAACGTGTTGTTGATCGTCAAGTTGAACTGCGCCGTTGAAAGCTGGCTATAGCACACCAGTTTGCGGGCAATAGCCGAAGCACCAGAGGCCCAGATCACGGCAAACTTGATGTTCGAAATGGTGCCGCCGGTGCCGGTCCACACGGTGGCCGCCGCATTGAACCGCATTTGCCCGCCCGATGCACCGGCCGTCCAAGTCTTCGACGCCAATGCCTTGCCCGATGACGAATAGCCGTTCGCCTCGGTCACTTCACCGGTGACGCTCGAAATGATCGACAACGTTGCCGTCGCGGCATTCGATGCCGATGTGTAGAGCGCGATGCGGAAGTTGCCGCTCCCCAGATTGATCGGGAATGCTTGGCCAAGGTTTCGTTTGAACTTGTTATAAAAGGTCCACGCGCCGACTGCCATTTTATTTCTCCTCTATTTCCAGTTCCGCGCCAGTGCGGATCATTGTCGCAATGAGTCCAGGACCGTGCACGTTCAACTGAAACAGCTCGCCACGTTCCTTAACGAGCTGCAAAAAGTCCTCTGCTTGTTTGGCTTGCCACACCGAACAGACAAAGCGTTGCGCCAGGTCATCTCGCCCCTTCGGCCGACACCACACGCTCATGGTCTTTTCGTTATTGTTTTCCGCCTGCTCGTAGGCGTGATGGTCACCGTCGAGCCAGCATGAGTCGAGGCCGAAAATCTCCAGCCGCTGGAAGCCGAGCATGCGCATCAGCGAGATGGCGCGCATCGAAACGGTCACACCAATGGTGATCGGGTTAATGCGCTTGAAGTAATAGTCCTCCAGCAACTTGATCTCGTCATCGCCGGCGCTCAGCGCGTGCCAGATGGTGACAATGCGGTCGCGACACATCTCGAATGTCTTTGGATGGCACTGCGAGGCCAGCAGATAATGGCAGTCATGCACCGGGGTTTCGACAAACCGTGCATTGAATTCGCGCGCATCCATGACCACCGCGGCATGCACCCGAATATTATGATCAATGCACCATTGATAGGCGCCGTTGACGGTGAACACCTTGCCGCCGGTGCGCCAGATCGTCTCGACCAACTCCTTCTCGGTGGTCTTGAGCGACGGCCCGCCCGCCACCAGGATGGCCACGTCGGGGTTGGGATCGTAGGGCATCGCCTGCGGCAGACCGCGCCGGATATTCTCCGCGACTTGCGCCAGCAACTGTTTGTCTGTCACGTTCACCCTGCAGTCGGGTGAGAACGATATTTCGAGGACTTTCTTCGGATCAAAGGTGACGTGTGTTTGCGCCGCGTCGTGCCTGCCGCGCCCGCTCATCGTTGCACCACGTAAAGACCCGTTCCGCACAGGTCGCGGGCTTCAACCAATTCACCGAGCGTCGCGATGCGGTCGCGCCACCATGCGAAATTCTGTACGGTCAGATGCAGCGGCTTGCCGATGAACTTACCGAATCCGTCGTCATGCAAGGCAATTTGTAGCCATGTCGTCCGGCACGCCTCGAACATGCGGTGAAGCGCCAGCATGGTATATTCGGGCGGCAGATGTTCCATCACATCGCAGCAAAAGCCATAGTCCCACAGGCTTCTATCTTCCAAAGCCCAATAATCCCATAGCGCTTCCTGCATGAAGCGATTGCGGTCGATCTGTGGATCAAGCGCGGCGTCAGTCAGATCGAGCCACGAAACGTCGAAGCCGAGGCTGGCGAACTTCAACCCGGCGCAACCAGACCCACAACCAATGTCGATAAGGCTCGCCCCGACAACAGGCTCAAGCACCTCGATGAAGCGCTCGACGTTCTCCAGGCCGGGCGAAAATACTTTATATTCCGGGTAGCTCCAGATTTCCTCGTACTTGTGTCGTTCCGGCGCCGTGCTGTCGACAATGTGCAACATTGCTTAACTTCTCCTGAAAGCAAAGGCCCCGATGTCCTCACGCCCCGCACTCATTTCCATGTTGCTGCTGCCGGCCAGCACGAAGCCAAGGCCGCGCATGACAGTGATCAGGCCGTTCCGCGTCCAGTACCAGCAGTGCTCGTCTTTGCGGTAATGCTTGGAGCGCAGCACATGCTCGGCATCACGGAATATCGGCACCGCCAGGAACAGCCACTGCTGCACATTGGCCAGCAACGGCCGGAAATCATGCATGTGTTCGAGCACATCCCACATCGAAATGGCTGGCACCGAGTTGGTATAAGGATCGCGCCACAAATCGCGTTGCTTCAGCCAAGCAATACCTGCCGGATTGATGTCGAAGCCAAGCGTCGAGCGGTAAAAAATCGCATTTCGTCTTTCGATGAACGCCCCACAACCAATGCCAACATCTACCAGTTCGCCGCGATGATATTGCGCCACGAACCGCACCCGGCCCGCCATCAGGCTGCGGCCAATCGGACTGTCCGCCTGCTTGGCGAAGCGATCGAAATACGCCTGGTCATAAGGCGATGCCGTTACTGGGAAATAGCCGATGCCAAGCTCGGGGAACCATTGCAGATGTTTGCCGGCGATGCTGTCATAAAGCGTCGGTCGAGGAAACGGCAGAACTGTTGCATCAGGTCGGGGATCGCCTTGTTGCAGTTGTGCCGCATGTTCGTGCATTGGCAAAAGTCCTTCGGGGTAGCGAAGCCGATGCGCGAACAGTCGAGCCGCGGATCGAGCACACGGCCTGGTGCGTTATGCCCGCCCTGGCCGCCGAGCACGACAAAGCAGTGCTTGTTGAGGGCGAGCGCCGCCGGGATGATGAAACCCATGCCGCCGATAATGATGTCGGACGTCGCCAGTAGCGCCAGCATATCCATCGCCGGCAATTCGCCGTGAATGAACTCGCTGTCGCCCTTAGGCGGTACTCCAATGAACCACTCGGCGGCATGGGCAACGTCGGCCACGCAAACGATGTGATGCGTCGGCCGTAATGCCTCGACGATATCGAGAATATATTGCGGTTCGGGATTGCGCGCCGCGTTGAACCATTCACTCCTGACGGTGATCGGGCGAACAAAGGCGATCGGCTTATCTGTCTTGATCGGTGATGGTGGCAATGGTGGCAGATCGAAAAGCGCCGGATCCAATTTGATGCCAAACGATTGTTCCATGCCGTTAATAATCGAAAGCCCCATCTGGAATGCGCGTTGATAACTATTGCGGATAGCCTGCATGCGTGTTGGCCGCGGTGCCCAGATCACGCGACTTCTTGCTACGTTCTTGTTCTGCGTACGCAGCCGCGAATAACCGCCGGTTGGCCTGACAAATTTGATCGGCAGATCCGCATATAATTCCGGCCACGAAGTCTCTAGGTAAATTTCCCGCTGCAACGAAAGCGCATGAATGAACGCGCGTTGATAGATATTATCGCCCAACCCCTGCATGCCGAGGATGTGCAGCCGCCGGTCAGGCGACGCGAGCGATGGATGCGATCGGATCGGCTGCAGCAACATGGTCTTCCAATCGCACGATCGGCCAAAGCGTCAGCGCGCTTCCCGGCGAGGCGTTGACGCATTCGATATTCATCTGCGTCAGGTCTTCGGCAGCCTTCGGCAGATCGGTCTGTTGCCGCCGCCAGCAATCTGCCGTCGGTTTCCATGGGTGCGGCGGATGATGATGGATCTTGCCGTCCGGCCCGGCCTTCTGGTCGATGCCGAGCAGGACAATCTTTGCCACGCCCAGATGCACCGCCAGATTCATCGCCGCGGTGAGCGTCGTATTTTTCACCATCAAGGTATGCGTGTCGGTGGCCAGGCCGGGCGTGGTCTTGCGGATCATCGTCAGGATCTGCGGCGGGCCGGTTGCCGAAGTCGAGCAACTGATGATCTTGCCGCCAAAGTTCATCAATGCCTTGCGATGATGCAGGAACCAACGCATGTCGGCAAACACCACATACTGCGCCCATGGCACCGCAACATATGAGCTGTTGATGGCGATGACGTTCCTGTCCTTGAGCAACTCAAGATTCTGCTCAAGCAGTGAAGTGCCGCCGCCGATAATATAGCCAACATCCCCTTTCCATAACGGCTCGACGCGCCAGCTCAAACGTTGAGCCTCGCGTAATTCTGGATCATTTCAGTGACGTTTGGCGGCAGAATTGAACTGACCGGAGCAGCAGCACCCTTGCCGGCGGACGCATAGCGGAAGCGATTGTAATAATCCCCATATGTGACGGTCGTATCGCCATGCGTCGTCGAGCGGATGGACGGATCGCGGTTGCCGCTGAAATGCTGCCACCGCAAAGTCTCGATACACGCCTGTGACAGCAATACCGGCGCATCGTCGGGCAAATCATAGCCGCCACTGTATTGCGCAATCACTTCGCCCGACCAATGACTATTGACCGGCGAATAGGCCCACGACCACATGCCAGGAACCAACCAAAGTAGACCGGCCTCCTTGTCGAGCTCGTAGCCGGTAGGGTCGGCTATGCTGCCGCCGACCGTGATCGAGTTAAGTTCGCTGACCGGAAATTGGCGCAGATTAATCCCGCGTGTCGGATCATAAAACGACAGGCGAAAGCTTTCCGAGACCGTCAGCATAGCGAAATAGCGGTCGCACAATTCACCGATCATCTTGGAAATCGCCGTGATCTTCTCAGCCATGATCGCATCGTCGGCGGTATTACCGGGGATGCCGAGCGCGACATTAACCGCATCCACCGTGGTCAGGTCATAGACCGGCGATGTCGGTTCGAGGATGGTGAAAAGTGATTTCCTCATGGCTCATATTTACCCGTCGGCCCCTGTGGACCGGGCGGACCTCGTTCGCCGTCCTTGCCGTTGCTGCCCTTCCTGACAAACAATTGCCATTGCTTGGAGTCGCCCGGCTTGTCTTTTGCGCCCTCTATCATGCAGACCCAACCATTGCCGCCGCAGGAAACCGTGTCGTCAAGATGGAAATCATCATCATGTTTCCATGGTCCGCGATGGCGCCCGCGCGAGGGCCCTGCACCGTCCTTGCCGTCTTGGCCCGGCGGACCTGGCGGTCCCGGCTCGCCCTTTTCGCCATGAATGGACAGGCCGTCCCTGCCATCTTTGCCATCCTTGCCGGGGATGCCGACTTCGCCACGCAAGCCGATATCGCCGCGATCGCCTTTTTCGCCGCGCGGACCCTGCAGTCCGTTTTCTCCGCGGTCGCCTTTTTCCGGCATACGCGCCTCGAGCGCAGCTATGCGCTGTTCCTGTTGAATGACGATCGCTCTATAAGGCGCAATGTGTTCCTTGATGATCTCGGCTATTTCTCGCCCGAGCATATCCTCAAGCTGCAGTTGCATGGCCTAGGCTCCTGCGGATCGCGTCGAGCAAGGCGCGCTGATTGATTGGGGTCGGTGCTGGCGTTGTCGGATTCGGCATCGGCGCTGGGGCAGCCGGCAAGGCCGGCGCATTGGCACGGTTGGCCAATGCCTGCAAGGTAAACATTTGCTGCTGCGCCATCGGCGATTCGCCGCCGGTTACATCGACATAACCCAGCACCCTGCGCGCTTCATTGGGCGATAGGATGCCCTTGCTTACGGCCTCTGCCAGCACCGTGATCTGCGTCTGCGAATCCATGCGGAATAAGCCGGTCAGGTCGAATTCGGCGCGATAGCCGGCACCGATCAAGCCAAGGCCTTCCGACAGGATCAGTTCGATGTGCTCGATCAGACTTTGCAGACATTGCTTGTAATATTGCAGATCGAGCAGTTCAGCGTTTTGATAATTCGGCGGATCTTTCGCCCCGACCATGAACGCCGGGATGCCGAATGCCGTGCAGATCGTTTCGTTGTTGTGCTTGAGCTGCTCGATCAATTGGCTATCGACGGCGTTCTGTTGCAGCGGATTCCAGGTCAGCCCGCTACCAAGAATCGCCACCTTGCCCTGATTGATGCCAGTATAATTGTTATGCCAGTTGTTCTCCAACCGCGCTGCGGTGGCCTCATCGATGTTGCCGGGCGCCGTCAGGATGCCGGAAGGTCGCGCCGCATTGCCGAAAAACATTGCCGAAAACTGTTCAATCGACAGCCCGCGTGCAGCAGGCGCGGCCGTGGAATAAAGCGGCGACATGCCGACCATCTTATGGAACAGGCAATTGATGCGGTCGTGCATGATCTCACTGGCCGGAATCACGACATGTTCTTCGGTAATACCGGCCAGGTGATCGGTATTGAGATCGTAGAATAACGATCCGTCCAATGCCTCCATCGGCTTGACGCGATTGGGATCGAGCACGTGCAGCGCGCTGACGACGTTGCGATTGTCGCGTTCCTTGAGAACGTAAGCGTTGCCGGCCCGCAGTTTGGAGATCATCCAGCTTTCAAAGAATTGAATGCGGGTCTGATAGCGATTTGGCTTATTGAGGACGGTTGAGAAAGCGCTTGCCGTAGTCTCCTGCCATACCTGATCGACCGGCTGCATCAGCTTGAGCCGCATCTTGGCGATATCGGCTGAAATCATGGCGACGCAACGATAAAGCGTCGCGTTCTGCAGCGGATTCTCCATGCTCAGCGGTTGATTACGCTGCCAAGCTCCGGCAAATGGCTCGCGCACGATCGGCCACCAGCCGCGGTCATAGATGTTGGTCGGCAGCATGGGCGACTGCTTGCGCACGGAAACCTCGAAGCCGAGGATTCTCATCCTTTCTCGGCCTCGAGTTTGCGATGCCGGTAGCGCTGTTTTTTGCGCACCGGCACCACATCATCACTCTCCGCAGCCAGCTTGGCCGCGGACAACACCATGCGATGCGCGTCTGAAAGCGGCTCGAATATTTGGCCTGCCGCAAGCTTGCGGTGGTTATAATCGAACGACTTCAATGCGCGCATCATCATCCGGTCACCGCCCCACCGTAGGCAGCGTTTGTCATATAAAACACGCCTTTGTCTCGACCACGCATCCATGTGATGTAACGCTCGGCACGCACGAACACCAAATTGTTCTGGAATGCCGAGACCAGGTGGTAGTTGCCGGCCGCAGGTGCCGAATCCAGTTCAACCGATGCCTCGCGTGACACATCGATTTGCAATCCGCCCTCGTCCGCCACAAACACCGACGGTGGATGGATTGCGGTGACTTGCCCGGCCGGTGAGTTATTCGAGGTCAACACCGTGATGCCGAGGATATTGCCGCCATTGCCATTGACATTCGGGAACGCCACCACGCCCAAAGTTGTCAGCATGGTGCCGATCGAAGTCGCCAGCACCGGCTGCATGATCAGCGTCAGGTTATCGGTCGGGATATTGTACTCCTGGAAGTGGTACAGGATCTGCCGGATATCATGGATCACCGCGGTGATATCGGTACCGGAAGCTGCATCGCTGTCGGCACCATTGGTGATCGATGCCGGCGACACGTTGGTCACAGCGGTAACCGATGGCTTGATGAACTGCTCGTCGAGGAATTTGGCGATGCCCTTGGCGAGGTTATCACGCACCAGCATTTCAACCGACGGGCTTGAGAAGCGCGCCAGTTCGTCGGTGACGCCCATGATGCACGCCGTCTTGGCAAACGTCAGCGTGACGGTGTCGAACGTGCCTGCAGCCACTGGCTTGCTGGCGCCTTCCCCGACCCACTGGGCCGTGATGACGCTATTTTCGCGCGGGATGCGCGAGTTAAATGGCACCCGCGTCAACCCTGGAATGCGGCCGAGATAGGTCTGCGGCACCAGAAATTCGAGAAATTCACTGGCGAGGTTCTGCGCGTAGACCAAGTTGCCGGCCCATGTTGCCGAGGTAACCGTGCCGGTCGCCACTGCTGCCTTGATATCCATTTCGATCTGTGGCCACTGCCCGCAGTATTGTCGCGCCACGGCAATAACATCGCGATGATAAACATCGGCGTGTAACTGGCAGGCGAGCCGCTTGATCAGGCCGAGGCCTGGCGGCAGCGTCGGTGCCTTCACCTGGATCGACTGCGAATGCATCTCGATGCCATCGCTGTTCGATACCGGCTTTGCCGTGCTTATCAATTCCTTTTCGATCAGCCGGCAGTCGGTGAGCTCGCGATCGACCGACTTGATAACGGCCGAGTGTTCGTCAAACGCATTCTGTTCCGCCTCGTCCTTGGTGCGGTCTTCTTCAACGATCTTGCTTTGGATTGCGTCACGCGCGGCCACTTCGGCGGCGCGTTTTGCCTCGAGGTCTTTCATCCTCTCGGCGTTGGTCTTCGTGGCCATAGTCGTGGCCTCCAATTTGATGGAACGGGATGCCGCGACAGCGACGGATTTGCCGGAATGGCCTGACGAGGCCGGGGTCACTTCTTGCGTATCGCCGGACGCGGCGCGCAATCCGTGATAAATGGCGCGAATGGTATGGATGGAAGCATCAACATTGGCGGGAATCGTAACGGCCGATAATTCGAGAATTTCATACTCGTCGTATTGAATCCCACCGCCCTTAAGCATCGTGACCTTGTCGGCGGCAGCCTGGAACCCGATTGACACCGCACGCACCAATCCCAATTTGATTGATTGCCACGCCTCGTCGAGCCGGTCCTTTAATTTGCCAGGCTCTACCGATTTGGCGATTTTCGCCCTGAACGGAATCCCGTCGTCACGCGCCTCGGCCCACACCACATGTCCAATTGGTTCGCCTGAACGATGCTGCCATAGCATCGGCATCGGCAGGCTGAACTTGGCGCCGCGCGGCTTGACGATATCGCCGACGCGATCGACCGTTGGCGTCGAGGCAACGCCCTCGATGATGCGCTGATCTTCATCAAACGATTTGATGTCGAGCACCGCGTAGGCGCGGTTGAGTTTTGACATGGGTTTTCCTTTGAGTTCAGCCGACAAAGAACATCTGAAAGGCGGGCGCCTCTGTCGGCCTGTCGCTCATGACCATGGCCGCATCGAACAGCGCCATGGCGGCGTCGATCTTGGCATCGCCGGCGTTCTGTTTGGTCATGCGTATAGCCGTGGCGGTCGGCTCTATTTTGCAATTGCCCACACACCACGACATCAAATCGGATTTGCTATGCCACAGCGTGCCGTTGGCCAATTTGCGTTCGGTGCCCTTGATCGCATTCATCATGCGATAGCCTTGCGGCGCGCCGATCAGGTTCTTGTCGGCAACGGAGACTCCGATGCGTCCGAGCGCGTCCACGACTTCACCGAGGCCAGCAGGGTCAACAGCGACAGCCGCCAAAAGATTTCTTCGCTTGATGTCGGAAATAATCTCAATGATGGCGGTGATGTCATCCAGTTCGTCTTTGACAATTGTCAATTCCCCACTAGTTTGGAAATCCTGCAGCGTTGCCGCGATGGTTTGCCTTCGCTGCAGGACGCTCTCGTGACACCAAG